ATGCCGATTAAAGCATCCTCGTCACTGCTGTCTACCCGCAGGTAGGTTTTCGCTTCTTCAAGTGTTACCATGAACCGGCATCCTCCCTTCCCTTATCAGCCCTGGGCGGCCATCTGGAGAACCTTCACGGACTCCGGCAGGATCAGCTTGCCGTCCACACGCTGGGTGGTCAGGAAGCCTACCTGGTCGGTGCGGGCATACAGCTCGTTCAGACGGCGGAAGGTGCGGTTGGTGCGGTCGGCGATCCAGTAGTAGCTGTAATCACCAAACACCAGCGCCTTATTGCCAGCCTCCAGCACAGGCATATAGGAACTGGTGCGGATGGGCTTATTCAGGATGGTGTCCGGCTTGCCGACTTCCAGACTCGGCTTCCAGATATAGTTGCCGTTGTTGTCCTTCAAGAGCATCAGCTGCAGAAGCAGAGCCTCGTTGCACAGGAAGGACGCCTTCTTACGGTACGGGGATTTCAGGCTGTAGTACAGCTTGAAAATCTCATCGAAAGTCACGGCGTTGGCGGACGCGGCGGTCACACCTACCCGCGCACAGGCATCGTCCAACAGGCCCAGCGGCTTGCCGATCCCATCGCCGGTGAAGAACGCCTTCTCCTCGGCGTTGCCCATACGCACACCAAAACGGCGGGCGATATAGCTGGCAAGGTCGAAAGCGGAATCGTTCAGCAGCTCGTTGGAGATCTTAATCATGGTGCCAAGCTTATAGGCAGACAGCGTGGTCTGGCCGAAGGTGGCATCGGACTCCGGGATTTCCTCCCCTTCATCTACCCAGGTTGCCTCACCCGTGTCCTCCGCGATGGGGATTTTACGGGTACCGGAACTGGTGTGGATGACGGTCGCAAGACCACGGAAGATATTGTTCTCCTCCAGAGCCTCTAAGAGTTTCCGCTCAAACTCATCCGGCACCGTGTAGCCGCCCTCGGTATCCACACCGATAGACAGAGCATCGCGGATTTCGGAAACATTGCCGCGGCTGCGGATCATATTCCAGAAAGCCTCGGAATACTCAGCGGTCCCGGTGGGACTGGTCTTTTTGCCGGTCACAAGGGTGTTAGGATTGGTGGGCTTACTGGTAATTGGCTGGGAAGTGGGCTGGGAAAGCTGCGCGTCCAGCTGTGCCTGCTGCTCCAGACGATCAATCTCGACACCGAGATCCTTGACCTCCTGCGCCATTTTGTTGTACTGCTCCACGGCATCGGAAGCCACAAGGCCGTTCTCGCCACGGTGCTTCTCCAGGAAATCCTTCGTCTGCTCCCAGAGAGTGTTGCGCTTGTTACGCAGTTCGATAATCTTACTCATAGAAAATACCTCCATAAATGATTTTTGATTGGTTTGTAGTGGTTTGCAGGTGTATGAAAACAGCCGGACCGCCTTATCGTTTCAGGCAGTCCAGCTGATTCATCAAAATCTCATACGGCATGGAACCGTCATTGGTTTTGCCGTCCATCCCGATGGTTGGCGGCACGTCCATTTTTTCAGACAATTCAGACAGGATGTCTGAAAGCGACCGGAACTCGCCGCTCTCATCGGTGAGACGGATGGAATGCTCTGCCGGAGTTTCCAATGCCTCCGTGGTTTCCTTAAGAGCAACAGAGACGGGATCGGGCTTCTGTACACCCAGGCGGTTAAGGATGGTCAGCCCCATCTGCTTTGCCGAATACATCAAAGGCTCCGGCAGAAAACTGTCAAGGGTGATTCCCTTTTTCTTCTTTTCATCCTCATCGTCTTCGTCATCTTCGTCCTCGCCTTCCTCCGGCTCCTTCTCTTCTCCCTCGTCCGGCTCATCCTCCTCCTTCTTCTTCGGAGCGAAGGGATTGTCTGCGTCCTTAAAGAGGATCTCGTCCACAAAGCCCATGTCCAGGGCTTTCTTGGCGTTCAGCCAGGTCTCATTGGTCATGAGCGTTGCGATGCGGTTCCTCGACAGGTGAGACTTTTCCGCATAAGCGTTGATGATGCTCTGTTTCACCTCATTCAGCACCTCGATAGCGTGTTCCATGTCCTTGGATGTTCCCATGGCGATGGTGGACGGATCATGGATCATAATGAGACCGGTCGGGCTGATTGCCACATGGTCTCCCGCCATAGCGATGACTGATGCCGCCGAAGCCGCCACGGAGTCGATCTTGACCGTGACCTTGCCCTTATAGTCACGGAGCATCGTGTAGATCTCGCTTGCGGCGAACACGTTACCGCCCGGACTGTTCAGCCACAGGATCACATCCCCTTCCTCGGCGTTCAGTTCGTCCCGGAACGCTTTCGGTGTCACTTCGTCTCCCCACACGGATTCCTCATCGATAGGGCCTTCCATGCGAAGGACACGCTCTCCCGCATCATTCCGGATCCAGTTCCAAAATTTCTTCACTGTATCTTCCTCCTTGATTTTCGCGTACTCTCACTCTGCTGATTCTCTCTGTTATTGGTGCCTTCTTCCTGCTCCTGCTCCTCGGGCTGCTCTTCCTCTGGCTCCTGCTCCTCTTCGGATTCCTCTTGCTTGGATTTTTGTTCGCCTTTCCCCAAAGCCTTATCTACCTCTTTTTGCACATAGGCCGCACCGATGTCAGCCAACTTCACATAACTTCCGTTACAGCAATATACATTACCCCCAAGTTCATCCGGGATCGGATCAAGGTTTTCCAGCCTGCGGATATCGTTGGGTGACAGAAAACCATTTGCAAAACCTGTAGCGTAACCGTTCATGCGGCTCTGGTAATCGCCACGCAGGAGGCCGTCCACATTGAATTTCGGGAAGTACTCATCCTGCTCGTCCTCTAACAGCAGATCCTTGACGATTCCCTGCTCAAACCGTATCAGCCACGGCATCAGTGAGTGAACAACAAAGTCAAGACTCTGATGCTCGATATTGGAGAAGGTGGCATGCTCCAAATCCTGAACCATGTGCGGAGGCACACGGAAGATGCGGCAGATTTCATCTACGGAAAACTTCTTTGTCTCAAGGAACTGACTGTCTTGTGGATTCAAACTGATCGGTTTGTACTGCATGCCCTCTTCGAGCACAGCCACCTTGTGGGCATTGTTTGCGCCTCCGTAGACCGCCGACCAGTTTTCACGGATTTTTGCCGGATCTTTGAGGGTTCCCGGATGCTCCAGCACACCGCTGGGCTGTGCGCCGTTACGGAAGAATGCGGATCCGAATTTCTCCACAGCCATCGTGGAGCCCAGCGCGTTTTTCATCATGGCAATGGGAGAAAACCCTACCAGACCGTTAAAGCCAAGCCCCGGAATGTGGAACATATCCTCGCGTTGGAGGATAATTTGCTTGTTGGTTTCTCCCGGCACCTCGTCCGTATAGGCTGAGTAGATATAATAAATATTGCCGCCGTTGTCCCTGTCCACTTCCACATTTTCAGGAGATAAAGGGTAAAGCGCCAGAATCCCGTTTTTGCCATCCCGGATAATCTGTGCATAGGCGTTGCCCCACAAAAGGAGGCTCGTCATAAGCACTTCACGGAAGGTGAAACTGGTCATCTCTGGATTCGGCTGACGGTAGAGGATCTTGTACAGCGGATGGTCTGTCGCCATCTCCTTCTCACCGTTTTTGCCAGTATATTTATACAGGTGCAGCGGCAGTCCCGCCACGGATTCCGACAGCAGCCTCACACAGGCATAAACTGTGGAGATCTGCATCGCGGACTTTTCATCCACACGCTCGCCGCTGTCGGCTCTGCCGAATATAAATGTGTTCCCGGAGTCCCGGACGTTATCCTGGATATCAGGCAGTTCAGGCGCATCTCTGGGCTTTGCAAAACCCAGCCATTCTAATAGTCCCATTGGTTATTCCTCCCATCATAATAATTTAGAAAACCAGGAGTCCACGCTCCGGGTCATCATACACACTGCCTGTCTGCTCATGCCGAATACATCGGTCAAGGGCCATAATCAGGGCTACAATACCATCAATCTTCTCTGTGGATTTCGCTTTGCTTGGCTTGATGTTTTCTGCTGCATCTGTTTCCGCTACAACATTTCCTGCCATCCACCGAAGGACTGGATTGCCGCCGTGGGTGATTTTCCCCTCCAACAGCAGCTTGTACAGTTCCTTCATTGCTGGACTCATATCTTTGTATCCCATACCGATAGGAACCATCGTGAAGCCCTCGCCCTCAAGGTTCTGAATCAGCTGCGTCGCGTTCCAGCGGTCTACTCCAATCTCAAGGATGTGGTACATCTTCCCTAGTTCAATGATGTCCTGCTCGATTCGGTCATAGTGAACCACATTCCCCTCCGTTACACGGAAAAGCCCCTGCTTCTCCCATGTCTCATAAGGTACATGGTCGCGCCGGGATCTTAGAGAAAGCGTCTCCTCCGGGAGCCAGAAATACGGAAGCACAATATAGTACTCCGTCTCATCCCTTGGTGGGAATACCAGGACAAAAGCCGTGATATCCGATGTGCTGGACAGATCCAGGCCGGCATAGCAATCACGCCCTTTCAGCGATTCCAAATCAATCGGTCGGTTTCCCCGGTCATAGATATGCTCCGGTATCCAGCAGACCGTACTGGACACCCAGGTGTTGAGCCGGAGCTGCCGGAACACATTCTCCTCCGCCGGATTCTGGAGTGCCTCCTTATATGCCTCACGGACACGCTCGATTTTTATGGTGTACCCTAGGGAGGGGTTTGCTTTATACCAGTTCTTCTCATCGTGCCAGTCCTCGTCCGGCTCCAAACCATAGACCACAGGGTAGAAGGACGGATCCTCCTTTTTCCCCTCAAGAATCTCCTTTGCCTTGGTATGAACTTCATAGCAGATAGAATTCTTGTCGTTACCTGCGGTCGTGATCATGAAGAAGAGAGGCTGTTCTCTGGCGTCACCGGAGCCTTTGGTAAGCACATCGTAAAGCTGACGGTTCGGCTGTGCGTGGAGCTCGTCAAGGCACAGCGCCGATACATTCAGGCCATGTTTGTTCGCCACGTCTGCCGAAAGCACCTGATAGAATCCTGCGTTGGCATTGTTAATAAGACGCTTGCTGGCGGTCATGATTTTTGACCGTTTCATCAGCGCCGGATTCATTTCCACCATGCGTTTCGCGACATCAAAAACGATGGATGCCTGCGCCCGGTCAGCGGCCGCGCCGTAAACCTCCGCAGACGGCTCATTGTCCGCATAGAGCATATACAGGGCAACTGCCGCCGCCAGTTCACTGTTGTGTGTTTTCACCATCGACCGGCCTGCCAAATAGCCGTGGCTTGGGCTGTCCACCTGGATGCACTGCATT